ATTCCAAATGTGCCAGGGTCTAATTCACCTAAACCACTTGAATAAGAACTAAATGCTTTTCTTGCTTCTAATACAGGAGCACTGTAAGTAGGAGCAGTAGTACTAAATGATACAGAATTACTCGATAATGTAGGAACATTAGGAGAAACTGATGAAATACTTAAATCTGTACCAAAACTTGGGTTAGAAAGAGGTACTGGAGCTGCTACATCAGTCCAATCTAAAAGCTTTGATGTTGCTAACTTTGTGAATTCTTTTGAAGCCGCATGAAAAATGACTGCATTTCTTAGATCACAATCATCATCTATCTTTAGAAAATCTACATAATTTACAAGAGCAGTTTCTGAATCGCTTGGGTCCGGCTTTACTATTATTTTATTACCAGCTTGTATATAATATTTAGGGAATATTTCAGTTGCATAATGAAGACTTGAACTATTCGCAATAAATCCTTGTAGTGACTCAGAGACTTGTTCAGCGCTATATCCATTCCTTTGTACATCTATGATATTATCAGTTGGCTGTGGTATTGTTATAGCTGTTGGTGAAGAATCGCCACCATGAGAAGCTACAGCAGTACTTGTACCAGCCCATAATAATAGTTCTTTAGGTATACTTGATACTACAAACTTCTGAGCACTCTTAACAAACTGATCATCTGCATCAGATACACCAGTTATATTCTCTATATCAAGTTCTATGTTTGTTGTTGCCATATCTTTAAAAGGCTATGCTGCTTCCAAATATTAGAAAGGAAGCTGAAAAACATCAGGAAACAGCAGTCGCCTTATTTTATATGTTCAGATTATGCTACTGTAAAACCAGTTGCATGAGCTGTATGTCCTGAAACATACCAGTAAGTGCCATCACTAACTACTTCAATATGATCTCCTACTACAAGGTCCGCTGTACACGAAATTGTAGTACCAGCCATTGAGTCAGTATCATTATCTGCAACAACGCTACCTTTTAAATAGGCTCCGGTTGCAGCAATAGTACTTACAGCGGTAGAATCAGTAACAATGAACTTATAACTTACTCCTGCCTTAGGCGCGGGTAAGGTAACCGTTCTAGCTACGGTGCTATGCAAAAGATAAGTCTTACCGCTATCGTTCGCACCTAAAGCATGAGCTGATGCGGAAGAACTATTCATTTTGAAGATATACTCTCCAACCTGCCAATTTGCATGGCTACCTATCTTAGAACCAGGTCCATTTGCCATTATATACTCCTTACAATAATCCAGTTTCCAACTCTTGTAAAATAACATCACAAGAAGCTGCACTGGAGTGTAAGAAAAACATAAATGGTGTGAAGACATCACCAGCATCAAAAGTCACATCAGCAGTAGGAGATGTTGTAACTGCCCTACCATCTAAACGGTAAGAAGCAACACCAGCTTTTGAGATGCGAACTTCTACTGTATGAGTTTCGCCATCACCCCAGTTATCCGTAGTATCAGTAGTAACTGTAGTAGCATTATTTAAAATACTTTCTACGTTAATAGCGGTATTTTGCTGATTAAGACAAGCTACATCAGTATAGTTATCAAGAGCAGCATTAGAAGCTTGTGATTTCAACCTAAAGCCAAAAGCACAATCATCAGTAATACTAACATCTTCAATACTATATTTAAGCTTAGCATAAAATGCAGGACCGCCAACTGTAAAAGAATCAACATTTTCAATTCCCTTACTACCGGGATAACTCATTGCCCACTGAAATCCTTCATCATCAGCTTCATCACCTTCATAATTCATTCCAGTAGATGCTACAGCTGGCCCGTCAATATCTTGAGTTCCATTATAGGATGCAGCTAACTGCAATCCATATATAGAACCTGATCCTGCTGGATATTGATGTAATACAACATCCTGAGCAGTTCCATCAGCAAGCTTTTGAGCTCCACCGAGCATACCATCATCAAGTACCATTGGAGGTCTATCGAATGTCCAAACATTCTTTGAGTTGATAAGAACATCATCGATCTTACCACCTTGCTTATTTTGTCCATAAAGTGGAATTCCCATTATTCATTACCTCCTTATGACCAGTAAGCGTGGGCTTCTGGCATTTGCCATTCCATCCCAGCTTCTGTTTGGATTAAGTCAACCCGACGATCAACACCACTGTTTTCTAAGGTTTGGACACCAACATAAACAGCCGTATCACGATTCAAACCATTACCAACAAGAGGTCTGTACTTAACATATCTCATGTTGACTGCAAGAATCTTGATAGGATGTCCATCAAGGTGAATATTTCTAGCTACATTCATATCACCATAAGGTGTATTAATAGTAGAAATACTAACTCCAAATGCCTTCTTTTTAGCTGTTAAAGACATATCAGCTCTAAAGTTAGGTGATATCTCAAGATTATTTGAGAAATACCCACTTAGTTTATGAAGCCAGTTGTAAGTAGCAGTATCACAAAAGAACATCGATGCGCTAGCATTGTTGTATCTTGGATCAAGGTAATTGCTTAAATCATCTAAGAAATCGTCCTGTGTCTTAGTTGCAATTGCAAGACTAAACACATTACCATATCCTGAAATATAATCAACAGCACCTTGTGTATACCATTCACTACCGGAATCATACTGAGAACCAAACAAAAGACTTTGTTCGATATCCCACTTGTGTTCGACCAACTTTTCCTTCCAAACACGGGCCCACTCATTAGGTTCATACTTTAGCACGGTAGCACGAGTAGTGTTATCCATTGCCATTGCAGTCTTCCAAATTTGTGTACGTCCGTATCCGGTCGAGAAAGGTTGATCCTTCCATGTTTCTGGGTAACCTGATCCTTGAGCGTGAGCTGTACCAACTACATAAGAACGCATAGGTTCTAATACGTTTGAAACAGAAGCACTATATGTAACACCAATTGGATCATCAGCTACAAAAGAAGTAAGTTCTTTATTAGCAGCTGCGTCCAAAGGTCTAACAATCGTACCTGTTATCGGCGTATAGTAATACGTCTTAGCAGTTTCAACAGCACCATCATTTAGTCCACGGCCTACAACACTAGCAGTATTTGCTTGAGCATGCACAGTATCAACTTTAATAACAATATAATCTTTTTGACTAACACTTGTTACGGCTGAGCCGCCATCGTGTCCACCAGTATCATTACTTGTCATGTTAATCTTGATCATTTGACCAGGAAGAAGGAACTCAGGTTGAGTACCATCATCTCCAACCAAAATATCATTACCTGACTGTCCAAAAATAGTACCTATATTGCCAGCTGATTTATAATCAGTTGCCATAAATACTTTTACTTGCTGTCCAGCAGATGTTGATAAAGCTGCTCCGCCACTGGTTAATAGTTCTGAGCTGTTAAATGCATCTGCAGACCCATTATAAAAACCAACAACATACGCATATCGCTTATGATAAGAGCCACGCCTCTCTGTGAATTTAAATTCAGGATCATCTGTAGGCTTTTTAGCAAGTTTAGACACAAAGCGAAAAAATGGGTCTTGAGCAATCGCTAATTCGGATACTCTGTCGCCAAAATTGTACTTTCGTCTAAGATCGCCTGTATCAAGCGAAGATGATGCTGGACTTATACCAGTAGGAGAGGAGGATTCAGTTAATCCAGATTCTAACTGAAATAGATCAGCCATCTTTATTAACTCCTTATTTTAATTAAAGTATTCAGCTAAATTAGCCAAATACAGAATCTAATTCTGAGTCAAGTCCTACTATGGCATCAAATACTGAATCATCTGGAGATTGTTCTACTGGTGTGCTTCCTGCTGTAGCAAGAGAACGAGGTTGGTCTTGTGCTTTACGCATTTGATCAGCCATCTGCTGTCTTGTGTTATCAGCTATATTAGCTTCCCTGTTCTCTCGATTCTTTAAAAAATAAATATCTTCTAGCTCAAGTGATTTGGATTTAGCAAAGTCAACAAAATCTTTCCACTCATCATCAGACATTTCATGTTGTTGACGAAAAGCAGTTTCTTTAGCTAACCTCTGGTTTTCAGTACGTTGTGTTTGCAAAGTATTATTCAATCTTCGCTGCACTATACCATCTACCGTTGCACCTAACACTTTCGCTGAATCGGATTCAGGAGTGCTGAAAGCATCATCAGCATCGAATACAAAATCTTCAGGTAATTCAAGCTTTTCAGACATATTCTGAGGAGCTTGACCCCCACCCTCAAAGTAATTCCGCACATGCTGAATTAAATTAGGGTCTTCTCTCATTGCATCGAGTATAGGCATATATGGTTCGAGTTCTTGGAGCTGTCCGTTTAATCTTTTAGCTTCTCTACTTGAATCACTATACCTCTTTTGCAAAGCTTCTTGACCAACGTCATCACTTTGCTGCTGAACTTCACTAGGGCTCTGTGGTGTGTTATCACCTTCTTCCGAGGTTAACTGCGTAAGTTCTTGTTCATCTTGGATACCACCATTAACAGATGAATCTAAAGCAGTAAAAAAGTCTTCAGATTCACCAGCGTCAAAGATACTATCTTGGACATCACTTTCAGGGGCCATTTCGGCGTTGCTTACTTGTTCTTGTTCCATTTGCTATCCTTTTTGTTTGTTAAAATATAATATTGGTAAAATATTAAACACAACTATTCTTTTGTTATACACAGGCTTTTAATTTCTTGCTCCAAACTTGACCAGATTTACACTTCCTTTTACCACCTTTCTCAGGATGAACCTTATTGTGTTTAGCCTTAGATATAACTTCTACATTTGATCTACTATTATTTTTCTTATTATTATCTTTATGATGAACTACTTCACCACGACCAGCATTTGCTTTATTTCTATAATGAGTTTGACTGCTTCCATCTTTCCATCTGCCGTTCTTACTACCGCTTCTAGCCATATTGGGATAAGATTTTTTATTCCATTGAACCAATTATTCACCTTCAAGTTCTTCAGTTTCGCCAGCAGCAACTTGCTGTTTAATTGCCATCTTCTCTTTTTCAAACTCTGTCTTCAACATTCCTCTTAAAAGCTTCTGTTGTGCTTCTGTTTCTAATACATCTTTACGAACTTCATTAGCAGCATCTCCAACTTTCATCTTAATACCTGCCTGTACTAACTGACGTTCTAATGTTTCAATAGTTCCTTCTTTATCTTTTAGAGATTCTTCCATAGATGATATCTGTCCTTGCATCTGAGAATACATTGATTTTCTTTCAACAATCTGCTTCTTATTCCTGATATCTGTTTCAGCAATCATTGCTATATCATCTATAAGACCAGCTTGGAACCACTTAAAATATTCTTCAAGAAGAGCCCATCTATTAATAGGCATTGTTGCTCCAGCTATAAGCCTTACATCAAACCTTGATGAGTTATAATCTCTAAATAATCCAATTGCTTTTCCATAATCATTATAAATAGGAATATTAATTCTTGATTCTTTATCTTGATCAGGTTTCTGACCTGCTTCAGGTTGTACAATTCTAAATACTTTCTCTGCTGTATAATGATTCTGTGATATCATTTGAAAACATTTACCAAGATGTTCAAGGGCAGGCTCTACAATAGAACCCATCCATGCTTTCAACCTACGAGTGCCAAATTCATCATTAGCAAGTAACCCTCTATATGTCTCAGCCTGCTCCTGAGTAAATCCCATCATTGCTGAAGGAACACCTGCTATATATTCAGCATCCTGTTTACCTTCTTGGACTACTGAGAAGAATGCATTGTTGATTGGGGCTGGTAATATAGGAGTAGGAGCATTAAATCCTTGTCTATACTTTAATAAGGCACCGGGAGCTGATGAATACCGTTCCCATTCTTCTTCAGGTACAGAGCCTTCTTCATACATCCATCTCAAGTTAGAAGCTAAATTAGCATTATGTAACATGATTTGGTGGGCCTTATTAATCTCCTGCTGTTTACCTATAAGAGGAGTTACAGCACTCATTGGGTAAGGAGTTCCTGTGTACATATACGGAATAGGGATAATAGGATATTCAGAAATCTCTAAAGTACGCTCATATAATAGAACATCATCGCCTACTGAACATACAAGTACAATCCTATTTTCATAAAACTGTATTGAATCCACTATATTATCAGCCATTCCTCCGCCTTTAATAAGAGCTCTATAATTCTTTTCAGTCATAATCTTTTGATCTATAACAGTTGCTGCATCTTGGGCCTCAGACATAAGTTGCATCTCTTTTTCCTGCATTGCCTGTTTAGACATCTCTTCAGACTTCTGTATTTCAAGCTCTGCTCTCTCAGGAATCATCTCTCCTGCTTCAACAGACTGCTGGATTTGTAATGACTTTTCTTTAAGACTTACATCTATTTCCTGACGAAATTTCTCCATCTCTTCTTCAACATTATCTTTTATTTGTTGCATCTGAGCAGGGCTTGGGTCAATCTTTATAAATACATTTCTATATGGAAACTTTATTTTCTTGTATGTCTCATAATATGGCAGTATAGCATCATCTTCAGCTTCTAAGTCTATACCTAATGT